TCCAGAGAATGGTCATGGGGTTCTGTAGATACTCACGGGCGCCAGCGGGGGGAGGACCACTGGCGCCCGCTTTCACTCCTCCTTACGCGCTGCGACGACGGCGACGCGACTCAGAAGGGGCCTCGTCCGTGGCAGCTTCCGCTGCCTCGGTTTCCGCAGCCGCACCATCCATCCCGACCCACTCGATAACCTCGAAGACGGGGGTATAGATGCGACCGTAGCTCTTGTGAATGTAATGCTCCTTCTTGAGGCGCACCACCGGGACCGGCTTGGTCTGGTCCTTATCGACCTGGGCGGCGATGGCGAGCGCAAGCTGCTGCACCGCCTTCTTGCCGCCCACGGACGTGACCGTGTAGCGGGCCTCCAGATCCTTGTCTTCGCCAGCCATGCACTTTAGGGACATGCCGACCTGCACTTCCCAACCGCGCTTGGCGGCGGCAGGCGCAGCGTCCAGTTCAGGCAGCGGCTGCTGCACTGACACCATCTTTTCCCCAAGAACTTCACCTTCGCCCCACGCGATATAGCCGTGGACGAAGCTGAACGGGTTGATAGCCCAAGTCGAGTCATCCTCGATCTCGGTCTGCTCGGCACCGAACACCCAATGGCCGGTCTTGTCCATCTTGAGGATGACAGAACCCGCGCCGTCAGGAACGCCTGCGCTGATCGAGCGCAGACCGGGAGCGAGAGACGAAACGGAAGGAAGGTTAGCACCGGCGAATACTGTGAGATTTGACATTACCATTTCTCCTTAGACGAGTTTACCAAGAGCGGCGGACAGTTGTACGCCGATCTGCAAAACCGCCGGGCGAGGATCATCCTCTGACGCCAGCGTGTTGCCCGATGAGACGGAAACGACGTGGTCCGCAGGCAACGCAAGCTTGTGCTTCTTCAGCACCTTCTCGGCCTTCGCAGGACTAAGGATCGTCATCTCAGTCAATTCCATTGCATTAACACCCATTGCGCGCATGGCTTCAAGGGCTTTGTTTTCATCGACCCACTGGCGCATACCGCGCTTGGGGACAAGCTTGTACCCCGGCACCGGCAGACCGGCTTCCAGCGTCTGCATCGCCAACGCCCGCACTTCTTTGATCCAGCTTTCCAACTGATCGGCCATGCCAAGGTAGTCGGACATGTTCTCGATGCTGAGATCCTTCAACGTGGACACCAGCGCCCGGTCAGCCGCGCCGGTCATGATAGGGCAGATTGCCTTGCCAGCGCACCAACGGCACCACTCGCCCTGCGCCAGCGGCGCGTCAGGCTGCTGCGCGATCTTCACCGCAATGATCAGCTCCTTCTCAAACAGTTGGATGCGGCGCGGGGTCGTCTCCCAACGCTTGACGTAGGGCGGCTGCACGATGACCAGCTCGACCTTGGTCGCGCCTTCAAACGCCCACTGCGCGGCGGGGGTCCGCATGGCCGCAGCGGCGTAGAACATAAGCTGGGGGTTTTCCTCGACATCGACGGCCACGCCGTCGCCGAACTTCCAGTCCACGATGTAGGCGGTGTCACCGATACGCCCGACAATGTCGGCGGACCCGAACACGCCGGGCAGCAGATCGCCGAACCCGACGACCACCTCGGTCTCGAACTCCATCTGCTTGTCGGGGTCGATGTCATTCAGCGCCGCCAGCGCAGGCAGCAGCTTGTTGTCGATCAGATCCTGATCAAGCGTCACGTCCGCATGGACAGCGCCAAGAAAATCCTGCGGCGTAGCCTTGCCGTCCAGCACGTCCGCGATGACGTTGTGGAGCAGGGTGCCGGTGTCGGCGTAAACGCTGGACGGCTTGGGCGGCATCTGCGCGACGAGCGTCACGGAGCCAGGGCAGTTGATGACGCGTTTGGCGGTCGAACCGCCGACAATGCTGGAATGTTGAGCCATTAGATTACCTCAGTGGACTGTTGACGAAACCGACACTAGACTTTCTTTTACGGGTATGCAATACATTTTTTTATGAGAGAGAGCGAGATCGAACGATATTTCGTGTGGGCCGTCATGTTGCTTGGCGGCACTACCTACAAGTTCCGGTCGCCCACGCAGCGCGGGGTGGCCGACCGAATCGCGTGTATGCCCAACGGCGAGACGTGGTTCGTGGAACTCAAGACCAAGGGCGGGCGTCTTGCGCCGCTCCAGAAGATCTTTGCTGCGGACATGGAGCGCCTTGGGCAGCATTACGCCTGCTTGTGGTCAACGGAAGAGGTAGACAAATGGGCCTCGCATTACGACCTTATCAAGAAGAAGCCGCCGATTTCCTGTACGCCCGCGACCGAGCCATGATCCTTGCGCCCGTGGGTGCAGGCAAGACGGCCATCACGCTGACGGCGTTGGATAGACTGTACAAAGCGGGCAAATTAGACCGCGTACTAATCCTTGCGCCTAAGCGGGTGTGTACGGACGTGTGGCCTGTTGAGATACCCAAATGGAGTAAGTTTCTGTCGCCTATCTTAGCGGTAGGAACACCGCAACAACGCGGTTTTGCGTTTAAATCCCCCGCCGAAACCGGCGCAAACGTCGTCATCATGAACTACGAAAACATTCAATGGTTGGCGGACGGAATGCGCGGGCATAGTTTAAAAGACGCGCTTTTCGATACGGTAATTTTTGACGAACTGACACGGCTTAAAAATCCCAGCGGCAAACGGTTTAAAGCTGTGGAAAAACTTTTAGAGGGCGTTCGAACACGTTGGGGCCTGACCGGCTCGTTCACGTCCAACGGGCTCGAAGACGTGTTCGGCCAATGCAAAGTGGTTGACCAAAAACTGCTGGGCCGGGCCAAGGGCGCGTTTCTCCAGAAGTATTTCGTCTGCATCAACCGCGACTTTGGTGACTGGCAACCGCGCAAAGGCGCGCTGGAACAGGTCATGGACGCCATCCGTCCAGCGACATTTGTGCTGGACCCCGGCGAATACAGCGACAAGTTGCCGCAGCTAAATGTTGTGGAAATGCGCTGCGACATGCCTGACCGCAAGCCCTACGAAAAGATGAAGCGCGACTTCCTGCTGGAGTACGGCGAGGACAAGATCATCGCGGCGAACGCCGCCGCCGTGACGAACAAGCTCCAGCAGATGGCGTCGGGGTTCGTTTACGATAACAAGACGATAGCGTCAGAGGAAAAGGGAAAGTTCACTATGAAACAGAAGGTCATTTGGTTCTCGACGCACAAGTTTGAACTGATCGAAGAGATCCTGAACGAGAACCAGCGCGACAACACGATCATCGTCTACAACTACAAGGAAGAACTGGCCGAGCTAATGCGCCGGTATCCCCACGCCCGCACCATTGACGATTTTAACGCCATCCCGCGCTGGAACGCGGGTGAGATCGAGTTGTTGCTGATCCATCCTAAGTCCGCCGGTCACGGTCTCAACCTTCAGTTTGGCGGCTGCAAGATCATCTTCCTGTCGATGCCCTGGTCGTTGGAACTGTTCGAACAGACGGTGGGCCGCCTGCACCGGGGCGGGCAGACCAAGGATGTCTGGTGTTATTTGCTGATCTGTAATAAAACAGTGGACGAACGGATCTGGGGCGCGCTTCAGGACAAGCGGGCGATCTCAGACATAGCACTTGAGGAATTGAAAGCATGAATTGGCGCGAGATCAACAAGGTGCTGCCCACGCTGGACGAGGACACCGTCAGGCGGATGCTGGCAGACGAGCGCGCAGGCGAGCAGCGCACCACCGTCCTGATCCGTCTGCATCAACGCTACACGGCGCTGCGGGCGGCGCGGGAGCGCACGGAGATCCTTGGAGACGTGGAGTTTCCCAAGGTGGTTGCGCTCACTTAGCGCACCAGCCTTCGCGCCGGGCGTTGTTCTGCCGCACTTCGATGATGGTGGCCGTGGTGTCCTTGGATGACCAAGACACATCCTTCCAGACCGTGCAGACCGCCGCGTTAGTCTCGACGGTGCTTGTCAGGCTCACGCACCCGGTCAGGGGACAGATCAAGAGCGTCAGCAGCATCCACCGCATTGCGTGTTCTCCGTAGCACGTCCGCCGTCGCAGCGGCTTCAATCTCGGCCACGGCGTCCCTGCGGATCTTGTAGTAGACGCCGGTCAGCGTCATTACGATGATGACGCCCATGATGGCGTAACGCCCCAGCGGCGTAAAAAGCAGGCTAAACACCGTGTTCGTCCATGTGCTTCTTGCGCCAGAACCAAATGGCTGCACCCGCGCCAATGATCGCCAGCATGATGATAAAGTTTACGTTGTGCAGCAGGCCCATGATCTGATCCATCACGTCAGATGCGTCCTTCGCCTGCGCCGCAATTTCCTTGGCAACGCCGACGCTTCCAAGCCCTGCCGTCAGTAGCGCCGCGTTACCTTGCTTGCTGTCTGCCATAGTTCTTTTCGGAGGAGCATCAGGTTCTGCACGGTCCTCTTGTTCATCATGCGCCTGATCCTGTGCGGTCCACCATGCGCCTGCCGCCTGGCGGCGGCGCACCAGCCCTGGCAGCACCTTGCCGCCGCCCTTGGTCCATTTCATCAACTCGGCAGGCACCGCGTCAAGATCGCCAGCGTTGACCTTCTTGAGCATCGTGGACGACTTGAGGTTGCCGACGCCTGCGTTGTAGGCGAAGTCCACCAGCACGTCGAACTGGTTCTGCGTCAGTTCGACCTTGATCAGATCCTGAACAGAACGCTCGTATTTGATCAGATCCTGACGAAGGATCGTGTCCGCCTGCGCCTGCGTGATGGTCATGCCGTCGTTGACCATAGGCGCGCCAGCAGCCGAGGTGTGGCCGTAACCGATTGTACACACATTTGCGGGGCAACGGTACGCTTTCAGTTTGCAGCCTTCAAACTTCTTGAGCAGGTTGTCGAGACCGCCTTGGCTCATGTGCATGGTTATTTCCCCTTCTCTAAAAGAGTGACACGCTTATCCAGCGCGGCGATCATTTGTGCGGTGTCAAACCGGATGGCAGCGCGCGCGGCAGCGGCGTCGGCCACCATGTCCATGCGGCTTTTCTCAATGGCGGACATGGAACGCTCACGGTCCAACGTCATGGCGGCGCGGGCCAAGGCGCTTTCCTTTTCGACCTTGCTGATTTGATCGCTCAGGTTCTCGCGAATCTGCGCCATGTCGATGGTGGTGCCTTGGGGCGGGATGGCCTTGTTGTCGGCGTTGACGACGACAGCCACCTTGGACTTTAGTTGAATGATCTCGTTGTTGGCAGCAGAAAGCGCGCTCATGAGGTAGACGACGCAAGAGAACAGGATCGGGATGCCCGCGAAGGTGATCTTCTCTACCAACGCGCCCTTGCTGGCGCTCGCCGCCATCTCGATGGCAAACTTTTCCTGTTTCTCTTCCGTGGTACTCATATTTCAGTTCCGGCTTTCCAATCACGAACGGCTATGCGTATGCGGATGACGAGCAACGCAAGTGTCGCCAGCGTGACGCAGAGCCCGGCCCACGCACCTAGCTCCATCGCCCACCACGGAAGCGTCAGCGCCCCCGCAGCGATTGCACCATCAACGGCCAGCTTTGTATCGTGCATCAAGGGGCCTCTTGCGGTGCGAGGGCATTTGAAGTCTGAACGCCACCACGCAGAAGATTGTTTCGTCTTACATTGCGTTCTTGCATAGCCAATCGACGAGCGTTGCGCTCCATTATGTTTCTCGGCGCATTAGGTATGGCGTACTTTTCAACCAACCGCGCAAAAGTTTCGGGTTGCAGCATCGCTTCGCCGATCTCAACAGCCGCTTTCCGACTGATGGCGTTTTCAAATGCTTTCATTATTCCTGACGCTAATGTACCAATAACGCCTCGGGCTCCAGGTATGTCCGCAATGCTCTCGCCAGCTTTAACGCCTGTTGTCGCCTGCGAAAGACGCTTAAACTCGGCAGACCGCGCAAAGTCTGACAGGACATTGGAGACCTTTGCCGAGTCAGCCGTTTCCAAAATTGCCGACAGATCCTCATACCGAGGCGCACCCGTAGCTTTCTTAATGGTGCCGGGCGCATTGCGGACCGCTTGCGCAAGCATGGCGGGGCGGCTAACACCTTGGTCAAGCGGACTTGTAACGCTTTCTTTTAGAATTTTACCGACGTCCATTACGTCAATTGGTTTACTGCTGGCGGCAAACTCAGTTTTTGCCGTTTTAAAGCCCGGCAACACCCCTTCAAGCCAATCTATATAATCCCCGCGAAGTTTACCTATAGTTTTGAGTTCTGCGGCTTCCAATGCGCCACCAACAGCATTTCTTTTTGATGTCAACATTTTATCCATCCCGGCTTTGATGTCGAGAAGGCTTTGACCGGGGTACTCATTTGCATCCGTCATAAAAGGACGACGGTTATTGGCGGCAAGATTTTTCGCGGTAGCAACAGCTTCTTGCATGGCGGGCGTTTCAAGTAACGCAGTCAGCGTCTCGTCAGGGGGCACAAGTTTTGTTTCAATCCTACCATAATTAAGACTGGCTTGCGTTGCTCGCGCTTTTTCCGCCGCTGCAAGATCAGCGGGAATTTCAGGCGCAATGGTTCCAATAGCGTTGACACGCGCAAGTTCGTTTGCGGATTCGCGCGCGGCAAACTGCGACGCCAGCGCGGGGTCTTTTGCAAGTTTGGTTTGCAGCGCCGCCAATTGCGTCGGACTTGTTCCACTACCGGCAACGATTTCACCTACGGTAGGCTTGGTACCCGCCACAAGTGCCGCGTTAGGATTACGCAGCATGTTGACAACGCCTTCGGCGTTGCCCTCCAACGCAGGCTCCAACATGCGCCGTGTGGGACTCAATTGATTTTTAATTCCCTCGGCGCTTTTTTGCCATAATGCGCCGCCCCCTTGCAGCGCCGCTGCAATTGGGTCAAGAACAATTTGCGCCGCGCCTAACGTACCTGACGCCCCGGCCTGTGCCGCGCCAGTAGCAACGTCCGCTACCCCAGCCAAACTATATGGGTTGATAGGAGGAGTGGCGGATGCAGTTCGCGCTGCTCGCGCAAGTCTTGCCGCGTCCACCATTTCCTTGCCCGGTCCAATAAGTTTTGTGGCGGCAAGAGGACTGAGAAACGAAGTGGCGGCACCACCAAATAAACGGCCTCTAGCTTGATCCGCCGACGTAGCTTCGCCAAACATGGCGTTACCGATTTCATGAGACGTATATGGATTGTCGGCAAAGATGCCTACAACATCGCCGGGAAGACCAGCTATGGATGGAATAACGCCTTCTGCCGCGCCTCTACCCATAGCGCCGTAACGCCCCGCCAACTCGGCGGCTGTCGGGATGCGCGGCGTCTCTGCGGGGTTGGTAAACGCCTCTTCAACTTGCTTCCGAAACCCACCGCGAGAACGACCTTCAGACGCCGCTTTCCGCGTAGACGGCATACCTTCGCCTGCCGCTGACGGTTGAGATTCTATAGGGTCCGATGCCCAAGCTGGTTGCTTAGCTTCAGAAGTGGCAATAGGATCATTTTGCCATCCCATTATTGCTTCCTCCGAACGGAACCATCAGGCGCTGTGTACAGTGTGCCCTTTGTAAGAGCGCTATACTCTTGGTCGTTTTTAATAGCGACGGGCGCAACTTGCAGTGCGGCATTACCCGCAGGCGCAGCCGAACCCGCAGGGGGTAGAACCGCCAATTCTTTACCTTCGGAAGTGGCGTTCATATAGTTTATGAATTGTTTGAACGCCGCAATGCGCCGCTCAGGGCCTTTTTCGCGGTCAGCTATTTTGCCGCTCATTGTCTCAACTGCTTCACGGTCTTTGTCGGTAAACCCGCTGCCGTATTTACCGTTAGCTATGTCAAACGTGATTGAGCTGGCTATTTGCGAAAGAGCCTCAATGTTCGTCATACCTTTAGTTGATTTACCGGTGACGGACTCTATACGATCAGCTAAATCAGCCGCCAATTTTCCTGACGTTGACGCTTGGATAAGTTTTTCAATGTCGGAAGCCGCTGTACCGCCCACTGTTTTCAGCAACCGCGACGCCGATTCTTTCCGCGCATCATCGGCACCTTTTTGCGTCGCAGTCAGTTCAGCAGTTTTTTCAGCGCCTTTAATAGCCGCAGCTTGTTTGACGGCAAGTGCTTGCGTGCGTGCTTGCTGAGCCTCCCAAGGCGATTGCCCTGCGGGTGCAGGCGCGGCAGCAACGGCAGGGGCCATTGCAGCGGTAGGCGTCGGCGCGCCCGGTATCTGAGGCTGCAACGATACCCCCGCATTCTGCGAAGGCGCAGTACCAAACATGTTAGCCATGAGCGCGTTGTTGACCGTGGGCGCGCCAAGCGACATGAGCGCGTTATTAGCGGGCACAAACCCGGCGGGAGCGCCGCCCAGACGGGCGTTGCCCGCCGTCATAGATGCAGCCAAGCCGGGTTGGCCGCCGAACTTGCTGTTGGCCCAGTTCTGCAAATCCCCCACAGTCTTGTTTTTGATTGCAAGAACTTCTGGATTGGCCTTGATGGCGTCTGCACTGACGACTTGCGACAGCGGCGTATTGGGATCTGCGCTCAGGACGTTACGCGCGCCACCAGCACCAAGGAAGTGCGCTAGATAAACGTTGCCTGGCGTGGGTTGGATGCCCGCGCTGGTCAACGACGCAATGTTGTCCGTGCGGAATTTTTGCTCTAACACGGCTTCTATTGGGGTGCCATCCGCCAATTTGGTGCCGCGCAAGGTAAGAATTTCCGCAGGCGATTTGTTTGCCAGTTCAGGAAACACTTTCTTGGCCGTATCAACAAAAGTGCCGTTAATGAACTGACCAAATCCCTGCGCCGTCGAACGGGAATTTTTGTCAACGCCTTCGGCAGCGTTAAGTCTTTGCGAGAATGCGTCACCAATAGCGGGGGCAGCAACGGTAGTCTGCTGCCTAACCGCAGCAGGCGTATTGGCAGGCGCGGCAAACGGTGCCCCCGCAACGGCAGGCGCAGGACCGGCAGCAGGTAGGGGAACGTTTGCCGTTGCGGGCAAGCCCGTACCCATTTCTACCATTGTGTTGGTAGTTGGATCGTAACGCATCCCCGGCATTTTTTCAGTTGGATTGATGTTTACAGGCCTATTCCTAAGCCGTTGTTCTGCCGTTTGCGCTGCGTATTCTTTTACGCTTGCGTCGTGGGTCATTATCAACCGCTGCATACCTTCAGGGCTGTAAGTTGGGTCTACTTCAGCCGCAAGTTTAGGTGCGTCTTTTAGCAAATTAGCGCGCCAAATGTCGTATGTAGCCTGATCTTTGACGATAGGTGCAGTTTCGCGATGAAACGCCAATGTCTTTGCCGCCGCTTCGGCTGTTGCCGTTTGCAAATCAATAGGCTGTTTTGCAAGTTCGCCTTCAGTTTTTTTCTGCGCGAGCGCGGAAGCTTTAAGGTCATTTTGATGCTTTTCGAGCGCCTGACCTGCCCCCATAGAAATATTATACGCTTGTCGCAAAGCTTCGGGCGAACCACGGTCAACGCCGCTTGCGAAAAGGGCGCGCATTTGATTTTGTTCATTGGCCGCGCGCTGCACTTCAGCCAGTTGGGCTTGATGAAGCTGCATCTTGTTAGCCATTTCGGCCATAGCAAGCATATTGGGAGCTTGGTACGGCGTAAGTTGCGGAAGCGCGGCGTTGTAATCAACCATCGGTCTATCCTTTGAAATAGCTGTTGATCATACCATAATCAGCCGTTGTCATTGGACTGCCCCCACTATATGGGTTTACGCCCGCGCCGCCACGGTTCAGATAGTTATTCATCGTGTATGAACTCATGCCCTGATTGAGCGCGTTCGTCACCGCGTTCGCTTGGTTTAGGTAGCCTGACGCTTGTGCATTGCCCGCCGCGACATCCGCCTGCCCAAGATTAGATCCCAAATTCGAATAGGTATTGCCGAGGTTTGTGCCCAAGTTCTGCGCCGCCGCCGCCGATCCTGCCGCTGCGGCCTGACCGCCTGCGTACAGACTCTGCAACGGCGCAAGCTGTGCCGTCCGATTGGTCTGATAGCGGTTGAAAGCGTTCTGGTATTCGCCAGAAGCTTTACCCGTAGCGTAATCAAGGATGCCTTTGTCGTTTGCACCCGAAAAAGTCCGCCCTTGCGACGCATCGCGAGCCTTGATTGCCCGTAGCCCTTGGTCAAGGCTGAACTGGTAGCCAGGATCAGTTGTAAAATCTGACATGCCAAAGTCTTTGGCATACTTGCCGTAGTTCGCCGCCGTGGTGTCGCCGCCAATACCCAGCATCTGCATAAGCTGGTTCTGCGCGGTCTCGCCGCCCTGTCGGTAAGGCGCGAGGTCCGCGCGGCCAATGTCAAACATCGCCCGCTGGGCGGCAATGCTTTTGTCCGCCATTTCTTTTTGAACGGCGGCGCTCTGAGCAGCGGCATCGCGCTGGGCGTCCGCAGCGTTGCTGGAGCCAAACAGACTTGCGCCAGCGCCAAGGACGCTAGACCCTGCAATAGCAGAAATCGGATCAGGCATGGGAGAACTCCGCGCAATAGTCTGTGTATTTCTCGCCGTACAATGCCATAACTGCACCCGACTTGGCTAGGGCCGCGTCGTACCCGTGACATAGCATGACCACGGCCAGAACAACATCATAGTAGGACGCCCGCCACATGAACGACTTGGCGTCCGCTTTACCGGCGCGTTCCGCCTCGTCCGACGCCGCCCACTTTAGGAACGCCGTCGCCATCACAGGCAACAGGCTGGCCGAGTTGGCGGCAAAGAACGGATTGGACGGCATCTGCACCAGACAAGACCAGACCGCGCGGCGCATGTCGTCGCCCGTCACCGGATCGCCGTCCACAACGTCATCAAACACTTGGATGGCGTCCCACAGGTCCAACAGCCAAGCGCGGGCCTGAGGTGGCAACTCCAGAACGGTCGCGAGGTAGTCCGAGATCGTTTGCTTGTGCGACACACGCGCCCCCTACGATAGTTGTTTGTGGAGCAAGGGCGGCAGCACCTCGGCCTGCGCCCGCACCATCTCGTTTCGGAAACTCTCAGTCGCCGCAGCGCCTTGCCGCGCCTCCTTGGCGACCTCAATCTGTAGCATGGGCATGGCCGAGATGGCGCACATCCATTCGTCAATCTCCGCGCCGGTCTGCGGGTGCGTCCCCCGCAACTGCGTAAACCAAGCGCACTGGAGTTGGACGCACTCCTTCTTGATCAGCGGGCAGAATGAACCGTTCTTAAGCTGCATCGTCAGTCCTTAGTCGCGATGATGACATCGACATAAGACACGGCCAAGTTGATTGCCGTGCCTGTAAACGTATGGTCATGCGAACCACCGCCGCCCGTTGCGTCCGTAGATCCAGACGCAAAATATCCGTTCGGACCCGTGTTTCCATCTACTTTATACGACGCTGTTGTAGAGCCGTTAGGGTATGTGTGCGTATGGCTAGGAATTTGTGCCGTGGTAAGCGTAGTGCCGCCCACCGTACCCGCGACAGATTGAGACGCAAACGCGGTCGTAAACGCCACGGAACCGCCGCTGCTGGCCGCGCCAGACACTACGCGCAGGGCCTTGTTGTTGTGCGTAGTGGACTTGGTCCAACCAGTGGGCGCGGATGTCTGTGCGAACAACATTGCGGTGCCAGTGGGCAGGTAGGCCCACGCGCCAGTAAAGACGCCAGGGCTGGCAATCTCCAGCGCCGATGACGGCGTAGCCGTGCCGATGCCGACCGAGCCATTACTATCGACGATAAACGGCGTTGCGTCAGGATCACTGGAATCCTGCACTCTAAGCGCCGCGCCCGTGCCTGTCTGCGTGATCGTTAATGCAGCCGAAGATGTGTTGGAGTCGATGGTGACGTTGCCAGACAACACGGGCGACACCGCCGCCGTAGGCGCAGAAATGTTATCGACGGACCAGATCAACGCGCCAACCGAATCTTTCAAGACGAACTTGTAGATAGCGCCGCCCAACCAGACGTTGGCCTCACCACGCGAATCCAAAACGATGGGGTTGGTGTTGGCCGTCACCGCTGTCGAGTCCGTGTAGGTCGTTTGCGGCGTAGTAGTCCCCGCAATGTAAGTGTACAGCAGACCACCAACTAGTGGTTCGCCAGCGGCGTCAACAAAAGATGTTTTGGCAGCGGGGGAAAGAACAGCCATTATTCACCTATATTTGCAGCTACGGTCAAGATGACCGATGGGATGGCCGGTACAGGCGCAGACGCCGCTACGCGGGCTATCTGAACGTTCGTGTTGGTAGTAGACCACATCAGCCGGAAATAGTCACCCGCGCTCATGCGAATAACGAAGTTCCATGCCGCAACATAAGATTTACTAGCGCCAGACAAACTTAACTTGGTGGCGCTCTCAGGTACGGACGTTCCGTTCACGTCTGCCCAGATATACACGTCTTTATCCGCCGCGTTGGTGCTAGTCAGTTGCAACGAAAACTGGATGTTGTAAGAGCCTGTGCGGTCGACATACACCCGCGATGTTGGCGTTCCAATGCTGACGCCTTGGGTCAAGCTCGTGCTGTTAAGCGTGATGGCGTAGGCGGTATTGATGGCTGCGGCGGTCTGCGTGGTGGTGTCGTAAAACGCGCCGCTGCGAAGCGAACCGCTGCCAAGAATGGCGTATAAGTTGTAGAAATACCGATACCACCCGCGCGTGACGTAGTTCGTCATCGTGTCCCAGATGGCGACACGCGGAGCCGGAATCTGCGTGATGTTATCAAGCATTGGTTGGGCTCACGATCAGTTCAGCGCCCATAATGGCAATCTTGACAGGATCTGTACCCGATACCTCGTACACGCGGTCGCGCAGTCTCATGGTCATGCCAAGACGCCGCCATAAGACGCGCCGCCCGTTTTCGCCAAGTTTGCCCATAGACCGCCAATGTTCACTGGACCAAGTATGACCGCCGTCATCCGACCAACGCAGCATGACTTGCGGATCAGACCCTTGCACGGTGTCGCCGCCATCCAACCCAACGCCCGATTCGCAGTCCAATTGCAAGCTATGCTGGGTGGTGCGTTTTAGGTTGTTGGTGCCGGTGGGCAACGCCCGCCACGAGCGCAGCCATTTTTGTATTGTACCCGCTTCTGTGTAGACGGTGGGATCATAAGCGTAGATGGCTCCCGCCAAATAATCCCCGATGACGATTTGACCGTTAAACGCCATCTGACAATTGCCGCGATGACGGGTGAACTGGTTGTTGAGCCAACCAGCGCGTTGGTGCCATGCTTGGGTCGCCACGTCATAGACCCAAGTGATGTTGGCGCTGGGGAAGTTTAACACATAAAACGAATGGCCGTCTTGCTGATAGGTGTAGGCCACCGCGTCCGTGATGTCGGCGTATTGCTGGATCTGCCATTCGACGGAGTGCGTTGAAATGCGGGTGCCAGCGTAGCCGTTGGACCGGTACACCATACCGCGCCCGCGCGCGTCGGCGCTTAACCAGAACACGCCGTTGTCTAGCTTGGCGACGGAGAACGGCGCGGCGCAACCGATTTCAATAAACGCGCCTTGGATACGCGCAAGAGGAAAGTCCGGCAAACCGGCGTCGTACCAAACTTCGATGGAAGACTGCCCAAACAGCCAAATTTCGCGATGGTCTACGATCAAGGACACCAGATTGTCGGGCGAGCCTTCCGCGCTGGCAAAGTCAAGCGGATCGACAGACGTGCCGTCGTACAGCGAAGTCACCCAAAATTTTTGGCTGTTGGGCTGGTTGTAAACGAAGTACCCGTCAATAAACCCGACCGTCACCGCGCCCGCAAAGTCAACGTCCGTGATCTGCGCGAACACGTCCGTACTGGCGTTGTAGATGTATCCGGTAGCGCCCGCCGCGATAAACATCTGAGTACCGTTATCAACCATCGACACCGAATCTGTACCCGCCACGGTGCCTTTGGCTACAACGTTCCAATCAGTGTCAATCTTGTAAAGCGTGGTGCCTGATACGGCGTAACCATAATTGCCAAATGTCCACAACCCGCGTATGGGGCCTGTGCCAACATATGCCAGCAAATTTAACCCTGGCGCGCGTTGCAGAAACGCGGGTTCTTTTCCCGCTTCCGGTACAACTTCAGGAAACAGGTTGATCATACGGTTGTCCGCAGCGTTGACGCTGCGGGCTACATACGCGGAGCCAAGGATCGGGCTTTTCATTAGAAGTTCCCGGCAAAGATGTTAAACCGCTGGCGGGTGCTGACGATGGCGTAGGGGATCGACATGATGTCGTCAGGGTTGTTGATGCGCTTGAGATTGCGCTTTGACGCCATAGCGATACGCCCGACCGTAGCGGAAGGCTCAACGCCAAACTCGGGGGCTAATTCGCAAGCCAGATTGTACCGAAACGCCCGCATGTAGCCAGGCGGGAAATACAACGGCGTTGCGATGGTAGCGGGCTGGTCCAATTGCGCCGCCGATATGAAATGCCATTCCAGCACCTTTGTAGGCACCGGATAGATGTGCATGTCGATGTTGGGGTAGTTGGTGTTGATCCACATTACCTGTGGAAAAGTACTGGTCACGGTTTTGACCGCAATGCCGTCGTACTGCTGCTGGTTGATTATCTTGATGCCATAGGAGATGCCGGTCGAGGCGTCCACAAAGTAGGTTGCGTCGTCCATCAAGACAGGGCGGTCGCCAACGAAGTCGCCGGAAGGCCCAAGCGTCTGGCTAATGAGCCCCGGCAACCAAGAGAACACTTGCTCTTGCGTTGTGAACGTCGCGAGCTTTTCCGTACCCCAGGAGTCGATCATCTGATTGAGGGCGGACAACGCGTCTTGCGACGTAGCCGCAGACGGCGTTTCACCTTCGGCCAGAACGCCTAGAAGGCGAAGGGCTCCGTTAATTTGATCCCCGGCTGTCGTCATAGCTGGCTATTCCCTCATTCAGCGGCCTGCGACCGCGCCGCCGGGGTGCAAGTTCATTTACCGGCTCTGACGTGTCAGAGAACGGGGCTTCGCCAAGAGTATAGCGGCTCCAGCCATTCGTTTCATCATAAATCGCTTCGGCTTCCATAGTGGCAACTTTGGTGCCGTGGATCGCATGGCGCATATAGATCATGGGTATACCCGTTGAAAAGACGCCCCGCCTTGCGACGGGGCGTCAGGATGTTAGCCGATGCGGTAGAGCGTCCAAGTCGCATCGCCGGTCTTGCGAGCGCGGAACAGCGAAGAACTGGACACCGCAACGCCCATCGTACCGACAAGGGTCCAGCCCGTAGCAGTGGCAAGCGAACCGATGTTGGCGCTGCTCAGATTGATGACCGAAAAGTCAAACGAGCTGTTTGGCTTCGCGTTTGTGAACAGGGCGTCCATAAGCGCGCAAGTAGGCAGGGTGTAGTTAAGGGCCGAGCCGGG